ATCTATGTGACACTGGAATGGAACGATCAGTTTATCCACTGCTATGACAACGACATGTACTACATGGAGGACATCATCTCCGCCATCGAAGCTCGGACGCGGCAGAAGTTCACGGAGATCCCCATCAAAGGGAGCATCCAGGACTTCGACGGACTGCGGTTCCGCAACGGCGGGTTCAAGAAGGGCGCAGAGATCTTCACATAAGACCGGCCCGGGCCGGAGGTCACGAGGGCAGAAAGGAGAACAAACATGATCAATCTGAATGAAGTCAACTGGTATCAGGACGGGGTAACCAGAGACTATATTGAAAGGAACTCCTACGAGCTCCTGTATCCCGAAAACATGACGCCGCGGGCTCTCGGCGACGCGGTCACTTACTGCGAGACGTTCTTCAACCCGTACGCCGAGGAGCTTATGCGCCGAGCTGGAAATCTCGAAGCGTTCCGCAACGAAACCGACATCCGAAAGCAATTCGAAATCTTAAACAATGCCGCCAAGTCCTTCGGGTTTCGGTTCGGCGGCTGAAAGGAGAACAACATGAATAAATATCGTAGGAAACTGCTCCAGCTGATTCTGGACAACCTGGATGGCCTGATGCAGGAGCTTGACGCCGTCCGAGACGATGAGCAGGAGGCTTTTGACAATCTCCCCGAGGGTCTTCAGTCCGGCGAGAGGGGAGAGGCCATGGAGGAAGCGATCTCCAACATGGAGGACGCCTACAGCCAGATCGAGGATGCCATCTCCAGTATCGAGGCCGCAATGGAATAACGGAGAAGAAAACCATGAAAGATAACCTGATCAGGCTTGGTATGATCGCGTACAAATATACATAGGGGAGAAACGGCTAGATCTTTGCAGAGGTCTGGCCGCTTCTTCTTCCCTCATGACCCTGCCTCCCCTCTCAATGATGCGTACCATGGTGGGGTCTACTTTTTCTACATCGCTTGTCCAAACGATTGGACAAATAAAAAACCTCTCGCTCGGGATTCATGTCCCTTGCGAGAGGTTTTGTGCCCGATTCGGGCACGACAGTATTTCTAATGGCTGGAGGAGCATAGAATATCTCCGATGTCGGGCGTGTGCCCGGCGCCGTTGGCTTTCCCTATGCTCATCCCTCCGGAACGGACACCAAGATGTCCCCCATATGCATTTCTATGGAAGTCACAGCGACCCCCAGATACTTGCGGGCCCCTACGGTCACGGCGAGGTTGGCCGGCAGATCGTGGAGGATCTCACGGGCCACCGGCCGGTGGTCCGTCTGCGGAGCGTCCGTACGCCACAGGATAACATACCCGTTATCGTAGCCTGCCTCCAGTTGTCCGGGGCATAGGGCATCACAGATGGCCTGGATGGTCGCCAGAGACGGCGGAGTACGGCCCCGCCAACGGCCAAGCACAACCTCTCGACGCTCATCCAAGGTGCTCTCGGCATCGGGGGTGATGCCCAGAATACCCTCATACCGGGCGATGCCGTACTCATCTGCCGTGCTGATGAACTGATCATCAAAGACCGCCTGAGCACCGGTCCAGGCTTCCGTGAGCCCGGTCTCCTGCGCCTTCATCAACTCCACGAAATCCAGACTGCGCTTCAGGATGTCCGACAGATACTGGATTAGCTCCCGTTTCATGTCTCGCTCTCCTCCTCATTCCCCTCGTCCTCGTCTTCGTCTTCAGGCATGACCGGCACTTCTCCGGAGGCCAACTGAAGGTTTCCGCTTTCATCGTTGATGGTCACATCTTCAACGTCCAGTACGTCCGGCTGGTCGAGGATACTCCGCTCAATTCCGCTTTTTCGCACCACTATTACGCCTTGGTCCGCCCACTCCTTCCGCAGTTCAAGCAGGTAGGGCTCCAGGGCGTTTTTCACGGTTTCCTCCGTCGTATGGGTTGAGCCTGTTTCAAAGGTGATCGTGCAGCTGACGCTGATCGGGACGCCCACGACGCCCTCCACCGTTACTGTGTGCCCGATGGGGGCGATGCCATAACCCTCTCCATGGTGGTCAACGGGATCCACGGCCTCCTGGACCTGCGCTACAAGCTCTTGGTCAGGCGGCAGCCAGTCGTTCCCCTCGGGAGTGATGAACTGGACTTTCACGGTCCCGCTCCCCTCCCAGACCGGAATGACCCGCACCGCGCCTACGCCGGGCAACTCACCGACCTTGCGCTTGTAATCGGCGACGTTGCCGCCGTAAGCCCAGTTGCGGACGTATTCAAAATAGCGTTTTCTCAGGGACTCTGCGCTGTCCGCGTCCTTGGCGGGCGTAATGACGCCGGCGAGCTCCGCCGTCTGAAGGCCGGGGATACTATCGATGGGCAGCAGAGTGCCGGACTCGATATTCCCCACGCTCCCCACGGTCTCGCAGATCAGCTGGTAAACGCCGCTGCTGAGTTTTTTATCCACGACGTAGTTTACCGTCTCATAGTTAAACCGGGAGCCCTCCGGGACCTCCAGGGATGTCGGAGTGAACGATCCCCTGACCGTCGCCTGGGTCGCCTCCTGGATGGGGACACCAAGCTCATCCGCCCGCTTCATCAGGTACTGCAGGGACGCGGTGTCCACGAAGGTCTCGTCCAGGATCACGTCCAGCAGGATGTACATCTGGGCCAGCTCCATGGCCGACGGCGCCAGGGCGTCGTAGATGATGGATCCCTCCCGTTTGTCCACGGTATCGGGGACTTGGGCGAGCATTTCATCCAAAATCGCTGCATAGGTCAAGGTATCTGAATATCTGCTCACGAAACACTCACCTCCTGCCCAGGACTGAACTGGACGGTTGATTCCACTGTTCCCTCCGTTGTATTCACCTGGAAGGACACAGTCATAATTTCGCCTTGTCTGGCAAAGGAAAAGGCGTTCACATCGGTGATCCGGTCGTCTTGGATCAGGGCGTCCCGGATGGCTTCCTGGATCTTCACCTGGGTCAGTACGGAATTACTGGTCCCAAGCAGAGGCTCAATCTCCGCGCCGTAATTCCAGGAAAAAATCTCATGCTTGAATCGGGGCGTGCTGAGACAGAGGAGGATCGCCTGTTTCATGGCTTCCTGCCCATCCAGCTTCCCGAATGCCGGCTGACCGTCAAATCGAAGAGCATAGGTCAGCGAGGGCCAGGTCCGCAGGGTCACGTCCTGGGGAAAAGCCTCCTCGACTTCCGGAAGCAGTCCCATGTGCTACACCTTCTTTCTTTCATTCGTTGTTGCTGTTCACGGGGGTGAAGGATTGCCGCCACTCTTCCAAGGCGGTGACACGGCTTTTCAGATCCGCCACATCGGATTCCAGCGTCGTGGCTCTGCCCTCCAGAGCGGTCGCTCTGCCCTCTAAGGCGGTCGCCCGGCCTTCCAATGCGGTGCAGCGATCGGACAGGGCGCTCAGCGCTGTCTCCAGACCGGTCACGGAACCAACCGAGTGCTGATTCTCTGCGTCCCGGCCGGCAAGATCGTTATGCCCGGGGACCTCCATCACGTACCATCGCCGCCCGCCATGGTCCCGCAGGAGGATCAGCCGGGTGCCGTATTCATACGGCTGCCGGGAGGTCCGAACCAGCATACCCTCCTCCAGGATCATTTTATCTGACAGCCGGATCCGCAGGGGCTGTCCCGAAGCAGAGACCACAGATCCGAAGGCAAGCTGCATGGGCTTTTCTGTGTCCAGCTGGTTCTTTGCGATCTGCTGGATCAGCTCTACCAAGATCATGCGACAAACTCTCCCTTCTTTCCGCTGAGAGTCAGGTCCATGGTGTGTACACCCTCCTTGAAGTGGTGCTTCGCGTTCTCCACGCACATCCAGTTCCGCAGGACCTGGTCTCCCAGCCGCATATTCACGAGCAGGAGAGACCCGCCGCGGACCCGGATATCGCCCAAAACGCCGGTGAGCCGCAGAGTACGATTGACCCGGCCGTAGTAGTTCAGGATAGCCGCCGCTTTGGACTGGAGGACGCCGACATTGACGTCTTCCGGTTCTTTTTCATAGTACTGGAGGACGCCCCATTTGGACTGATTCGCCTCGTCATTGGTGACGTAGACCTCCCGTGTTCCGGTTGTGGAGTTGTCGGAGGCCAGCT